CTCCTCACCTCGGAAGATCTTTGGTGGTCGCACGGCCACGCTCACAGCATCCGCGGCAGGCGCGATGGCAGTGCCCTGCCTGCAGCACCCCTCTACAACCCCGATACCGAGACCAATGCCATCCCAGACAATGACGACATCACTGAAACCGCTGCCGCTTAGAGAGCTCCTCCGCGAGGAATACCGGGGCGAATGTGTCGATCAGATCGACACATTGCAAAAACGTGTCGACGAATTGCCAGAACGTCCACACATCGACACCCCATCCATACTCACCGAGGCCATGGAATGTACATCCGGTGATCGCAGGCGTGACTACGATCATGCCAGGCCCAATCACGAACGCATCGCCGGGTACTGGAATGCACACCTCCGTGCCGTGGGAATCACGGGCACTTTGAGCGCTGCCGATGTGGCGATGATGATGATTCTTCTTAAAGTCGCACGCCAGGCAAGGACACCTAAGCGTGACAACCTGGTCGACATTGCAGGCTATGCGCGCTGCGTGTCCCAGATTGAGGAAATGGAACCATGATCTTCAACCGTCGGTAAACACACCCAACACAACACACCATGACAGCTGAAGAACAACGCCAATTCGACCTCGGTGGCGAGCTCATGCGCGAGCGCATCGTGGCCCTCATTTACGACTATTACGTCGTTTTAAAAACACACCACGGTCGTGCAGACGACCGTTGTGCCCTACTCCGGAACATCGTCAATGACATCCGCGAGGATCAGTCCGTGGAACAAAGCACCCAGCCAATCACCGGCCCATGACCGATCCAAAATTGCAAAAGGCCTACCAAGAGGCCGAGGAAAAGCGCCGTCGGCGCGCCATCACGGCAGACCGTGACACCATTCCCATGGACTTTGGCGCCCCGGAACCATTCGACCCGATCGACAATCCTGGTGCTTATGCCGAGGATCCAATTTGGAAACGATTTTGGAAGACCGAAGGAATCCGGTTTATTGACCCATACGGAATGCCTGTCAGCGATCCCATGGAGCGATTCAGGCACGCATTCGAGCTTGGATACCAGGCCTGCCGCCTCATCGAGGGAGGGAAGCGATGAGCGCAGGAAAGGGGTCGGCTCCGCGGAATTGTTTCAGTGAAGAATTTCGTTCCAACTACGACCGGATCTTTGCGGCCAAGAAGCGTCCATCACACGACCCTGATCAGGACATCCACGACGAGATTGAACGCATCCTCGACGAAGAACCCCCCTCCTCGGAGAGGCATCACAAATTGTCCCGACTCTCCATGGCCAAGGCAGGACGACTCCTCGCCCGCCGCGGGAAGCGCACCGTGCCACCTCACCCATGAGGGTCAACCTCCCCAAGACCATCCGACTCCGCGAGCGGAAAATGCTTCGCGAGTCTGCTGTCGGCATGGCCCATTACGGCAAAGTCCCTTTGATCGAAATCGATCCCAGGCTCGGTCAAAAGGAAAGATTGGCAACCCTTGTCCACGAACTTGCCCACATCGTCTTCCCCGACCTGACCGAATCCCAGACCATTCAGGTCGAGCAGCGACTCGCATCCGTCATCTGGAAGGATGGTTGGAGGCGTCTAGCACCCGACAAACCATTTCAAACCACCGCAAAAACCAAGCAACCATGAACGACAACAACACACCCAAGGGCAGCTTTGCCCTCTTCAAAACAGTCAAAAAGGAAGGAGACCATCCCCGCAAACCCCAGTACTCGGGATCGATCGAGCTCCCGGATGGGACCAAGTTTGAGCTCGCTGGCTGGATTAATATTGGCAAGGCCGGTTCCAAGATCGAAGGCCAGAAATACATCAAGGGAGAGGTCAAACTTCCCTGGAAGCCAACACAACCATCCGCGCCTGCACCCGATCAGGGATCGGTCCACGGAGACGACGACATCTCCTGGGATTAAATGAACCAACCACAGACACCCAACAACGAGGTCGCAAGACTCCGTGAGGAAGCTAACAACTGGCATCAGCACTACAGGGATGAGGCTTCCAAGGCACAGCGATGCAAACAGGCTTTCATCGAGCAGGAAAACGAGGTCGCAAGGCTCCGTGAGCTCATGCGCGAATATATCGACTTCATGGATGAGAACCTTGGAACGACTGCTGATTGGCCTATGGAAGCGGCATTCGATGACGAAATTACAGCGCAACGCCATTGCGATCTACTGAACGCCATGAAGCAAAAAGTGAAACCAGAGGACATCAACTGATATGTACGGATTCCAAGATAAGATTAACCAGATCCTGCGAGGGGCAGAAACTATTAAGAAAAACTCTATAAACCCCGACACCACACCAACTCCGACTTGGAAAGTCTGCAAAACCTTTAATTCAGCCCTTCTTGAGGATGAGAAGGAAGGTGAGCGACTAAATGAGATTCTTTGTGCAGATAAAGATGAGGCCGAATGCCTTGTCGCTTTACTGAACAATTTGGATCAAGAAATTACTCAGAAAACCAACGAGGTCGCAAGGCTCCGTGAGGAAAATGAAACGCTAAATAGGCAGGTGGCGTTTCTTCAATCCGAGTATTCAAACGCAACTTGCAAGTGGTTGAAGGCTCAAAAAATAGTCGATGATGCCCGACTTGCCCCCGCGCCAGAGGAACCAGTTATCCAAGATTCTCGAATAACTGAACCATCGCCAGAGGAAACCCAAGACGGGGCAACGATGGACGAGTGGTATGGAGGCTTCTCAAAGATCGAAAGCACGGAACCCGCTAACCCAACTTGCGCCAACATTACGCACAAGTTCAGCCATTGCGACTGCAAGCAACCTTCTGAAAAGGACACATCCACCGAAACCTGTCCTTCTCAAAAGGACAACGAATGGAGAGAGCTTGGCCCTGACGAGGTGATCCAAGAAGGAGATCAGGTTCAGCCAAAGCACCACGATCGAAAAGGAGCGTGGATCTGGATCTGGAGTCATGAGATAGGGGCAACTCCAAGGGATCAAGAGGCTATGCGATACCGCACCCTCCGCCCGTTGCCGAAACAGGAAGAGCCTCTGAGTATTTTCGATTATCACCTCTGCCTGTGTGAAGATTCAGGGGAGAACGAGGACTTATTGTATTGCCTCCGCTACCTCCGCGATGAAATCCAAAAGCTAAAAGAGGTCAAATGATCCAAACCCCGCACCCGGTCCACCCGATCGCCGAGCTGATAGGCCGCCGCAAGGACGGCCGCATCGCGGCACGGGTCGGCGGGCGCGAGCTCCTCTTCACCCAGGAGCAGTTGGCAGAGTACATCACCAAGCGGGAGGAGGGGATCCGCCTCGAAAAGGCGGACCCACTCCGATACGGTCATGAGCCCGTGAGCTGGGCCCGGGCAGACCGGGAGCGATTACGCCTCCGAAAGAAATACCCTGTCGGCGTCATTGAGGAGTGGAACCTTGGAGGGAACCGCGCATCGAAGTCAGAGCGTGCTGCCAAGCGCATCGTCGAGCTCATGATCGGGAAGGAGGGTGCCCGCGTCTGGTGCCTTCAGTCCACCGAATCCAGTTCGATTGAGAACCAACAATCCCTGATCTGGAAATACCTCCCACCCGAGTACAAGACCGAGTCAGGAAAGCTCCGCCAAGGAACCACGACCAAGATCAATTATTCGATCAGCGGAGGATTCACCGAGAACAAGCTCGTCCTCCCCAATGGAGCTGTCTGCTCTTTCAAATTCTATTCGATGGATGTGAAGAGCGTCGAGGGTGCCGAGCTCGACTGTGCCTGGGCCGATGAGTTGATCACTCCGGACTGGCTCGAGGCACTCCGATACCGACTCCTCACCAGAAATGGCGTGCTGCACGTCACCTTCACCCCAGTCGCAGGATACACCCCGACCGTGGCCAGCGTGCTTAATGGAGCAACCACGATCGAGGAAACCGAGGCCGAGCTCCTCCCCAAGCTCAACGGGACCGGATTTGAAAAGGTCCCTTTGATCCAGCAACCGGTCAACCGGAACAGCTCGATCATCTATTTTCACACCCGGGAGAATCCTTTCGGTAATTACGAATCGCTCAAGGTCGTCTTGGAGAACAAAAACCGGGAGACCATCCTCTGCCGTGCCTATGGTGTGGCCACGAAGTCCAGGGTGAGTCGATTCCCTCGATTCCGTGACGATGTCCACGTCATCGACCCCGATGCGATCCCTGCCAAGGGAAGCAATTTCCAAATCGTCGACCCCTGCTCTGGCCGCAACTGGTTCATGATCTGGGTCCGGGTCGATGTCCGCGGTCGGATGTTTGTCTACCGCGAATGGCCTCCTAGCGAAAAGTACATCACCGGCATCGGCGTGGTCGGGCCCTGGGCCTTGCCGAGTGCTAACAAACAGGACGGCGATCCCGGAGAGGCTCAGAAATCCTTCGGATGGGGACTCCTCGAGTACAAGGAAGAGATCGACAGACTCGAGAAGGAAGAGACCATCATCGAGCGCTACATGGACAGCCGCTATGCAGCCAGCGCGACGTTGCAGAAGACCGGTGTGACAACCCTCCTAGAGGAATGCTCCGAGATCGGGCTCCACTTCATCCCGGCCTCCGGTGAAAACATTGAGGAGGGGATCGACCTCATCAATAACCTCCTCAGCTACGATCCTGACAAGGAGATCGGGATGGGTAATGAGCCCAGGCTCTTCGTCAGCAAAGAGTGCACGAACACAATCTATGCGCTCAAGGAATGGACCGGTGCAGACGGCCGCAAGGGAGCTTTGAAAGACGTGGTCGACGTGCTCCGATACGCAGCCCTTGCCGATTTGCAATACCTTGAGGGTGATATTTTGCGTCCGAGCAAAACGGTCGGAAGTTATTAGAATATGAAAGTTGAAACACGATCACTAAGCAGAGGAACAATGGTTAAAATGGGTTTTTGCCCTTTTTGCGGATCTTGGCCTGGGAAAATACAATTGTTGCCATATTCGGGATTTAAAATCTGTTGTGATTGCGGTTGCCGTGGCCCTACAGGAAAAACGGAACAAGAAGCAAAATCTTTGTGGAATAAAAGATTTAAATCCCAAACTTCTCCTTAAAGTCCTCGAGTCCTGGAAGGCAGGCTCGGCCGACATGGACACGCGCACGCCCGACGACGAAATCGGATCAAAGATCGAACGACTTGGAGCACTCGACGCCGAGGGGTCGCTAGTCGACAACCTGGGAGTCCTTTCCACAGAGCTCATCCAGGCAACGCGTGACGCCTACTGGTATTACACACGTTCGGAGCACGCCTACGCTTCCAGGCTGAATATCTGGAATGGTCAATCCGATGATGGTCGCAAGCACGGCAGCGATCTCAATGCCAATCCCTTCCCCTGGGAGGGTGCCAGCGATACCCGGACCCGGATCATCGATGCTGCCATCAATGAGCAGGTCATGTTGATGATGCAGGCTTTTACCAGGGCCAAGCCCCAGGCCGTTGCCGTCGACATCCAGGACATGGTCTATGCCGAAAAGGTTTCCACCCTCTTAAAGTACGTCATCTGGAATCAGATGCGCCCTCAGATCAGGCGCGAGCTCCAGCTGGCAGCAAACTGGCGTCAGACCTATGGTGCCTCGGTCACCTCGATCATGTGGGACCAGCAGCTCCGACGCACCGTGCAGGAGATCACGATCCCTGGCCTTGCTGCCATGATGGCGCAGAGCGATGACCCCAAGGTCGTGGCCAAGGCACAACAGCAGGTCCTCGAGACCGTCATGGACCCCCTCCGCGAGGCCGAGTGCCTCCGCGAGCTCATGCAGCTTTCCCCGATCCTGAAGAAATCGCTGGCACGCAAGTGCCTTCAGGAACTTCGCGAAACAGGAAAGACCGAGATCCCCGTACCCGAGGTCTTTGCTGCCATGCCGCGTTGGCAGGCACTCCTTCCCATGGTCGACATCTTCTTCCCGGCCATCACAGACGACATCCAGCGCGCTCCCTGGGTCGCACACCGCGAGCGCATCACCGAAAGCGAGCTCCGGGATCGGATCAACACCCAGGGATACGATCCTGACTGGGTCGAGGCTGCGGTGAAAAAGAAAGGATTCATCGTCGACACCCTGACCTCCAACCTCCTCCTCCTCTCCGAGTCCCGACGCAACTTCTGGGGCATCCTCGACTGGGAGCGCCGCGACCTGATCGAGATCTTCCACTTCCGCCGCAAGTCCATCGACGACGACGGCCTCCCACAGGTCTGGAATACGGTCCTCTGCCTCGGGGTCAAGGACATGGTCGGACTCGACGAACCACTTCCCTACGAGCACGGCCAGTACCCCTATGTCGTCCACCAGCGCGAAAACATCGCACGCGTCATCCTCGAGTCTCGCGGTGTGCCGACCGTGACCTACACCATGGAAAACGAGGTCAAGGTCCAGCGCGATGCCCGCACCGATCGGACCTCGATCAGCGTCCTTCCTCCCCTGCTCGTGCCGCCCTCTCGGGGTGCCACCAACCTAACCTTCGGGCCCGGTACGAAGTGGCCGCAGCGACGGGGCGAGGAAATCTCCTGGCTCCCGATCCCACCGGCAGACAATTCCTCAATCGAAGTCGAGAAGGCCGCACAGGCCACCTTCGACACCTATGTCGGCCGCATGACCGAGCTCTGCCCACCGCAGATCGCTCAGCTTCACCAGCAGGACTTGATCGACGGGTGGCTCATCGAGATGCGGATGGTCGTCCAGCAGACACTGCAGCTCATGATGCAGTACATGGACCCGGCCTCGGTCGAAAAAGTAGTCGGCCAGCTCCCAGACGGTTGGCAGGACGATCAGAAAGCGATCCAGGGGATGTTCGACATCATGCTCGAATTCGATTCCCGGGACCTCAACCAGGAATTGCTGCAGGAGAAGATGCAGCTCCTCCAGGGCGCTCTCTCCCTCGATCGATTTGGCCAGACCGATTTCAGCAAACTCTTCCCCATGCTCTTCAGCGCCATCGACCCCAACCTGGCCGGTGCCGTCCTCCAGCCGGTCGGTCAGGCCACCCAGGCACAGGTCGACGACGAGAAGGCCCAGCTCGCCAAGATGGTTGCCGGGATCGAGCCCGATATGCAGCCAGCCCCTGGTCAGAACTACCAGCTCCGCAAGCAGGTCCTTGGTCAGTCGATACAGACCAATCCCGAGCTCCAGCAGATGGTCCAGGCACGCCCCGTCCTTCAGAAGATGGTCGAGAACAGGTTCAAGTTCTTCGATTTCCAGCTCCAACAGCAGAACAATGCCGTGATCGGCCGCGTCGGCACCCAACCAATTCTCAACCAACCAGGAGAACAACTCCCGGGCGGACAGACCGGGATGGGATCCAATCAATAATCGATGAAATCCCCAAAGATCCGATCGAAGAAACTGACCCCGGCACAAAAGTTACTTGCCATGCTGGAGGCCAATCTCATCGCTGCAAAATCAGCAAACAAATCGAAATAATCTTTCCATGTTCGACCGCATCCGCAAAGCAATCGCCAAAAGGTTCACACGAATCGAGGTCGTCCGCTCGCGGCCGATGACCGATGACCAGCTCCTCGAGGCCTTT